ACCAAATGCTGATGTCACATAAACCGGGTTTGTTATACTTGTCAAGACGCCGGATGTGATAGCAACTGTACCAGAAACACCGTGTAAGCCATCAGTATGAACGTTGTTTGTGATTGTTCCCAGCGTTGTAATTGTTCCCGACGTTACCGCGACTGTTCCTGACACTCCGACCAATCCAACAGAAGTAACAGGATTTGTGATTGTCGTTACTGAAGTAAGAACGCCAGATGTTATAGCGACAGTTCCGGAAACACCGACTAGACCAACAGATGTGACAGGATTTGTAATAGTTGTTACTGAAGTAAGAACTCCAGATGTTATCGCTATAGCGCCGGTAACGCCGACAAGACCAGAGACTGTAGATGCAAGAGCACCAGTAAGACCAAGCGTAACAGTGCCTGTAATAGTGACTGGATTTGCTATTGTAGATGTGACTGTTTGTGTGCCACTGAACACAGCATTCAAAGCACCAGAGATTGCTACAGACACTGGGTTTGTTAGTGATGCCGTTACATTGACAGGTGAAGTGAGCGTTGCTGTGACATACGACGGACTTGCCACAGTTGATGTTACGACGACAGTGTTCGTTATAGATGTTAGAACACCAGATGTAATAGCGACAGTGCCAGATACACCGACCAAGCCATCTATGTGTAGGCTTCCGGTTCCTCCAACATTTTGTACGTTATCAACGCTATCATCTTGCCAAATAGGCATCTGTCACCAAGCCTTTTATGCAGTGAATTCGGTGACGCACAGAGCGAAGGGACCAGCAGATTGAGCAAATCCATTGATTGTACCAGTGAAGTTAAATGGAACTTCAATCATCGTGCTCTGAGGAAGTCTGACCGAGAAGTTTGTGTTAGTTGCTGCAAATCCGTATGCTACGTTTATTGTCGCTGTGGTCGGATTATAGATTGTTGCGCCACGACGGTTTGTGTTAGCAGCGAGAATAGGTGATGCCGTTCCAGAAATACCTGGGTTTGTAAATCCGCCCACGCCTGCGAATGACGGCGTCGCAGTTACTGAACCGGCGATGTTTATTGGATTTGCAAGAGTTGATGAAACATAGACCGGAGATGAGAATGACGATGTGACAGTTACTGGGTTTGTGATTGTTCCGAGTGTAGTGACTGTAGTAACTGTGCCAACAGTGGTAAGAACACCTGACGTGATTGCAACTGTTCCTGATACTCCCATCAAGCCGTCTGCGTGAGCAGTAACTGTGCCTGATGTTATTGCTACTGTTCCTGATACACCCATCAAACCATCAACATGGACGTTGTTGGTGATCGTCGTGATCGTGCCTGATGAGATGGCTACTGAACCTGTGACGCCATGAAGACCAACTGTATTTACCGGATTGCCTGATGTCGATGAAACATAAACAGGTGACGCAAACGTAGATGTTACCGTTACTGGGTTTGTGATGGTACCAACTGTTGTTATCGTGCCTGAGGTGATAGCAACTGTGCCGGACACGCCCATCAACCCGTCTGTATGAACGTTGTTTGTGATTGTTCCGACCGTTGTGATCGTACCTGATGTCACAGCCACTGTTCCTGAGACACCATGTAGTCCATCAGTATGAACATTGTTTGTTATTGTTCCCACTGTTGTGACTGACGTCAATGTTCCTGACGTAATAGCAACAGTTCCTGAAACACCAACCAAACCAACTGAAGTGACAGGGTTTGTAATGGTGCCAACTGTTGTGACTGATGTCAGAACACCTGAGGTGATGGCAATCGCACCTGTAACTCCGACCAAGCCTACGGCATTTACCGGGCTAGCCGCCGATGAACTTACATTTACCGGATTATCTACGTAATAAATAGGCATTTGATATCAAACCTCCCCTCGTGGGTGTCCTTCAGGATAACTACATTATTCTTGCTCTTTAAGTCTTTCCTGCGTATTACTTGATTTCGTCCCAAGTCAATGATGGCAATGCAGTTGATGCTCCACCATCTCCGTAAGCAACTACTAATAGGACGTCCGAGACACCAGTAAAAGCATCTCTTCTAAGTTTTCTAGACGTCTGGTCGAAATACGGCCCTAAAACTGTTGTATTCACTGATGGACTTCCTGGCAGATACGACCGAATGATGTGCTGCCCTCCAGTAAATGCTGTTGAGCCAGTATTGTATTCAACGCCAGAAGCAGCATCAACAGACTGCCACGTTCCACCAGTAAGAGTTGCTGGGTTCATTACAACTCTAAAGAACGCTGCTTTTGTTGTTGTTGCCATCTCTAGAAGTTTTGGCAACACAGTAAGTCTATTATCAACACCTCCAAATGTCTGTGATAGTCTAATGGCAATGATAGGTACCTCATTCGCAATACCAGAACCAACGGGCGTTCCTGCAACTGAGTACGCTCCGAATGTTACTGCTGAAGGATTTTGACCACCCTCTGACGTCACGTTAGCACAAATGGCAAGCATAGAAGACGCAACTGATGCTGCGATGTTTTGAACTTCCCAACTTAGTGGAAGGACAGCAGTTTTGATGTATGGATTGGCAAGAGTGTTTGGATTTCTCATTGTGTGGCACGGAACACCATTGATGTATAGTTCTACGTTACCAACACCAAGCCACTGGAACTGCAACTCGTAGATGTTTCCCTTTGTAAAATCTACATTGAGACCTGATTGTCCCGTCCCATCAACCTTGTCAATGTTGAATGCTGATTGACTTACAACAACTTCAACAGGAGCACCAGATGTGCTTGTTCTGCGAACTATGTTGAATGTTGTGCCGCTAAGCATCCAATAAATGCCGTCGTTGTCATCAAAATAACCCCAGCGACGAACTTGACCTGTCTGACCAGCATCACGATGCACGACAGTTTGAAGAATACGCTGCCCTCTTCCTGCTTGATACCTGAACCAAGTGTTTGTTCTCATTCTAGCATATGAACCAGAAGTAGCAGTTGTTGTAAGACCAACACCGCTATCATTCAAACTACTTGTAATGGTTGCTCCGCCTGATGAAGAAACAGAGAGTTCGCGAGTGTCAATACCATACTTGTTCGTCATATCATACAACGTGAATGGATTAGATACTCTAACACCACCAAATGCGTCCATGTTATATGGAGGAAGAATGACTTGCCACGGCGCCAATGTATCAGGGTCAAGACCATCTCCCTGGTTAGTAATGATCGTTCCCGTCACACCAGTGTTATTCGTGTATTCTGTTACTCTTGCTACGCCAGCACCAGCAGACAACCACTGTCCATAAATGTTACCATTGAACACAAGTTCTGATGTTTCATAAACTTGTCTAGAACCAACCTGAATTGACTGACTGTTTGAGATGTTGTTCGTGCCAAAGAAGATATTCAATGTTGCTGATGAATCATTGTAAATCTGATAGCCAACTCTACTTGCATTTCCACCAAGCAATGTCACAATAGCAACATTTTGATTTACGACTGTTAGACTTGCTGTTGATGGGTTGTTGATGGGCGGGACAAGAACAGTTCCACCTGTTCCTCCACCTCCACCCGTCGCGTTATAATAACTTACACCATCAGTTAGACGAACAGGGTAGAACTGAGTTGGGTTTGGAGTGATAGGGACTGTATTGACTGCGTTTGTTATCGTAGTGATCGTGCCACTTGTTATTGCAACTGTGCCAGATACTCCAACCAGACCCGTGACCGGCAGAGCCCCAGTCAATGCAACTGAGGCGGTCAATGCACCTGTTACTGTGGTGGTGCCGGTCGTCCAGACCGGGTTGGTCAAAGTGCTTGTGACAAGAACAGGATTTGTTATTGTCGTTATGACGCCTGATGTGATGGCTATTGCGCCCGTTACTCCCACCAAACCAGAAACTGTTGATCCTCCACCTGAAGATGTTACCCAAACAGGAGAAGCCTGTGTTGATGTGACCACTACTGGGTTTGTGATGCTTGTCAGAACACCAGAAGTTATTGCTACTGCACCGGTGACGCCAACAAGACCTGCTGCGACCACTGAAAGCGATGATGTTAGACCAAGCGTCACTGTTCCAGTCACATTGACAGGATTTGTGATTGTGCTCGAAACATAGACAGGACTTCCGACCGTAGATGTTATGGTTTGAACACCACCTGGAGTTGTGACCCACGTTCCTGTTTGTGAAACTGTGACTACGCCAGTAACATTTACTGGGCTTGTTGTGGTGCTTGTTACATACGCAGGATTTGCAACAGTCGCTGTGATGACCACCGGGTTCGTGATAGTTGTGATGACGCCAGAGGTGATCGCAACAGCACCTGTGACACCTACCAGGCCATCAACTGAAAGTAATGCTCCACCATCTGAAACTACCCAAGAGGCGGTCTGCCGGGCTGACACATTGACAACATTGGTTATTGAAGCAACTGTTCCGATGTTCCAAACACCAGCCTGAGTTGCATTGACATTAAGTCCTGTTCCGGCGTCAGTGACCACCCAGGAAGCAGTTTGCTCAACTGTCCCACCGCCACCTCCACCACCTGGATTATCAACATGGACAGTTCCTGTTATCCAGACCTTATTGGCAAATGTAGATGTAACGACCCAAGCACCAGTCTGTTCGACTATGCCTCCGCCACCTCCGCCACCTGTGCCATAGTACTGGTAAAAGTTCATTTAGGCCATTTCCTGTCCTGCCAGTTTTTACCCATTGTTGTGATGATGTTTCCTATTTCAAGAACATCGCGAGCAATAGTCTTGATAGGAGTTCCAATCAAATCAACAACATCACCAGCAGTGTTCCTGTTTATACCTATGAACCCAACATACATTAGGGCTCCTGTGGCAATGACAGAGTACTTCAGGAAACCAACCGTGTTTGTGTCAGTGGGAGATAATACGAGGTCATAGACACCTGGGAAGTTGATCGGGTCTATTTCATACCAGTCTGCAGATGTCAATACCTTAGCGACAGAGGGGCCACCTTGCTTTTGTAAATAGCAAGTGACCCCATTGAATGCTTGTCCTGTTATTGGTGCTCCAGAGTTATTCAGAAACCGAAGGGGTGCTCTGAAGGTTGTACTACGTTTGACCTCCATCTGCTATCTCCCAAAACGCGCATAGATGTTATCCAAAATGCCGCCCTTCGTTATTTTCCGATAATGACTATTCTGGCCCACGATGCAGCACCGGCAATAGTGCTTACACTCACAAACTGTGGTACCCAGTCTCCAAGGTGAGTTGAACCAGTCTGACCAACTCCAATGTAATAAATGTTTGCAGCACCTGCTGCCGGAGCAGCAACTGATGCAAACCCACCAGAGATAGGAGGCTGAGAAGAGTAATTCACACCGTTCTTGAACCAAGGAACTGGGCCACCAGCACCCAAAGACCAACTTGCAGCCGTCGCTCCAGCGCCAGCACCGCCAGAAGCAGCAATGACTATCTGAAGTTGATTAAAACTGCTGCAGTCTATACTGCGACCAAAGGCTCCTGAAGCAACTGGAACCCAGCCGCTATCGTATGCAAGTCCCATCGCTCATTACTCCTCGAACGATACGCCTGAAGCCGTGATGATGAACGACAGGTCGATGTATTCTGCAGAACGAGTTGGCTGCAAGAAGATCTTACCGGTCATAATGTTGCGGTCGATGAGATCTGGTGTATTGACAGTGCTGTCCATTACAACCTTGAACCTCTCGATACCCTGGTCCTGACGGATCTTCTCAAGAATAGGATTGACGGTGGATAGGAACTTCTGCCATGTTGCTGGATTGTTCGGCTCGAAGAGCAGGTACTTGGCAACCGATGCGATTGTCTTCTTCGCATAGATGAGAAGACGACGAACGTTGATACGGTCCAGAGCAGATGGACGTGCTTGCAATGTCTTCTGACCAAATACATTGATGCCTTCATTCGGGAATGTTGCGATCGGATTGATGCGAGCATCATACAGATCATTTCTGTCCTGGAATGTTAGACGGTCGAGAACATCGACGATGCCGAATGCTGCGAGACCACCGCGGTTTAGACCTGCTGGTGCGAAGAACACCTGACCAACACGGTCGCTGAAGGCATAAGCACCTAGAACGGCGACTGAAGGAGGAACAGTGATGAGCACGCCGTTTGTCGTGTCGCTGTACTTCAAGCACGGGTAGTAGGTTGCTGCGTAGTTATCATCAACGCCAAGACCATTTACTGTGCTGATAGCATTTGTGACAGAACCAACAGATGCACTATTGACGATGTCCATGATCATCATACAATCTGCACGAGTATTGCACATTAGACGACCGTATGCATTCACATTTCTGTCGATGACGCCAGGAATGACGAGCAGGTTGAGGTCGATCTCATCAGGGTTGCTGAGAGTATCAACAGCCAACTTGAGAGCGACAGTGGCAACCGACGTATTTGGACCAGACGCTGCAAGTGGATCTGCTTGTGTTGGATCCCAGCCATCGAAACCACCCTGGAATGCCAGTGTAAAGCCGTGCTGAGCAGCAGAGTAAGCAGCACCTGATAGACCCGTTGTTGCTGGGCTTCCTGGATCTGTTGAGTAGATTGACGCTGTGTTATAGACAGCAAAGTACGTTCCACTTATGAGATTTCCTGACAGGAACTTCAGGTTGAATGCATCATCAGCAAAGACGTATGTGTTTGCAGGATCAACACTTGAACCACTCTTTAGTGTCCAAGAAAGACGATCATTTACACCGTCTGCTGAGAGGTTGATGCCAAAGTACGTATTTGGCTGCAGGTTGTAAGCAGTATCGACGTTTGATGTAATGAGGGGTGTTGCTGGGAAATCACCTGCAACTGGCACTAGTTCAACATAGCCAGCGTGTCCCCAAGGAAGTGCGCTCTCAGGAGGATTGCCAGTACCCATCTCTACACGAACATACTTGCTCTGGTTCTTGTACGTGCCATTGACAGTGTTCTTGCGAGTTGTGCTATTCCACGTTGTGTATTGATCACCAATAACACGCGGAAGATAGTTTGGACTTGTTGGGTCTAGAGTGACATTGCTGAAACTCTCGATCTGCGAAAGACGAGCATCTGTATCAGAGAAGATGCGAACAACAAGATCAAATGTGCCGTATGGAGTAATGGTCACCGATGTTGTTGGCTTGATGCTGGTGACGGTTACCTTGATGTCAGTGTTCGATGCATTACCACCACCGATTGCATTGAACTTGAACAGGCTATAGACCTGGTTACCAAAGTACTGTGACTGAACCCATGGTGTCTTGGCAGATGCATAGTCAGCATCAAATGTACCAGTATTTGCAGCACCGGAAATAGAAGCAGTCAAGAAACTAAAACCATTCGTGCTACCTGTGCCATTCCACTCAAAGTTCTTGTAAAGGAAGTGACCGTATTGAGAAACCTTTGTTGGGTCTGTGTTGAAGATCTTGCCAATGTAGGAAGGTGATGACGAAAGCATCGAACCTGTTCCTGCCTGGAACACTGTGGATCCACTTATGAATGAGTAGCGGAACTCAGAACCAGAAGATGATCCGGTGAAATTCACTGTCACACCTGACACTGCCACGACAACAGCAGATGCTGTGAGCAGACTATCCATTACTGCGAATGCCCAGGTTGTATTGCCGTTAGTGGCAATCGTGCTGCCATCGCGGCTACCAAGCACTCTAACAACATTCAGAGTATTGGAGTTCTTCAAATAGTTCTTAGCAGCGTATGGCATCACCTTTGTGGGAACGACATCGCCGAACTTT